GATATTGTGAAACCGACCCAAACGACCAGTGGAGGAACGACCTGATGGCCGGAGAAATCTTCAAACCCAAGCGCATCATGCTGCGCGGGAACATCACGGAGACGGTGAACCTGAACGCCATGATCGACGGCTCGGTGGACATGAACATGTCGCCCGAGATGGCGCTGACCGGGATGGCGACCCGTCACCTGAACGCCGATCCGCCCGGAGCTTTCATCTTCATCTGCGCCTGCGGCCACAAGCGCCGGGTCACGCATTCGGAGACGAACTTCCGCTGTGAGCGCGGCGGCGTCGGCCCCTCCTGCGAGTGCGACATCATCTGGTATCGGAAGCAGCGTCCGACCGAGGAAGTGGACGAGAACGGGCAGACCATCTACGAGGACGAGACGACGAAGGAACAGATCGAAACCGTCGATGAGTTCTCAGGCAAAAAGCTGAAGAAGATGATCGACGTCCCCGTGTTCTACGGTCGGAAGGTCGGGGAAGTCCGCGCCGAAGAGTTCAAGAAGCGGAAGGAAGAGGGCCGTCCCATCTTCGCTACCCCCAGCGATCACGTGAACCTCAAGCAGACGGGAGGAGAGAAGCCTGTCGCCAAGAGCGGCGAAGGAATCTTCAAGAAATGATCGACTTCGCTTTCCTTCGCTCCCGGGTGGGTTTGAAGCGGGATCTCCGCTGCGTCTGCGGCTCCAAGTGCTTCTCAGCCGCACCCCTCATGGTGACGAACGAGGATGGCCGTAGCGTGACCTCGAACGTCCAGGCGTCCGTCAACTGCTCAATCTACATCCTCACCTGCTTCTGCGGGAATCGGTTCCTCCTATCCTGCGATCCGGCGGAGCAGGAGAACACGCTGATCCCCGTGGACAGCCCCGAAGCGAAGGAGTTCCTCGAGCCCTCGCTCCCGGACTTCGACAAGATGGGGGCGCTCGAGGTTCCGAAGGAGACGGCCCGATGATTCCGTGGTACGTCATGCTGATCCTGTGCCTCTCACACGTCGCCATGTTCGCGGGCGGCGTGGCGGCGTACCAGATCATGCGCTGGGTCAATGCCCGTCCCATCTATAAGCAGCCTGCGATGTCGGAGCAGAAAGCCCAGCAGATTGCCGACCGGATGCTTCAGAAGCAGGCGGCGGAGATGATGAAGTACCAGTACATCAACGGCCCCGTCGCTCCCGTGGGCCGCGTGGAGGGCGAAGAGTCCTTCGCGCCGTCGAAGTGAACGACGATATACGCAGAGCATTCATGACTGGTGCGGATGCCCTTGGTTCATGGAAAAGAATTGAGGACGAACTTCGCCTAACGGTCATGGATTGGGTGACCGGCACTCTTCCGGACATATGCCTTCGGGCCGCGACGATGCATGAGAAGGGTTGTTACTGGGTGGCGTTCTTGGCTCGTCGAGACGAGTACGATGAGAACGAGGACAAAGAAGACTTCATCGGAACGAAGCTAAAGAACTGCGAACTGAAGTTCCTTGATGTAGTCATGGAGGACGATAAGCACTCCATGAAAGATAAAGGCTTTGCGATGATGTGCGGTAAGTGGAAGCTTGAAAAGCTACCATATCCAGTCCCACCTACGGTGACTGATGTTGTGTCCTAAGTGCCAGCATGAATGGTCCGAGGATTCGGTCCCCAAGGCCTACATCCGGAAAGTGCTGAACGACATCATGGACAACGCGGAGAGCACGGAGGATCGGCTACGGGCCTCCGATCAACTGGCGAAGCTCGAGCAGTACACCGGCACGAACGCGAAGAAGGAAGAGCGGAAGATCGGCGTCACGATCCTGCACCATTCGAAGATCAAGCGTCCGGGATTCGGGGAGAAGACTGCCTGACAACGACCATACCTTAGGGCCGGGGGAGGGAGCGGATTCGGACCCTGTTCCCTCTTCCGGGCTCCCTCTATGCAAGAAGTGCAAGGCACCCTTCAAGAAGGACCATCAAACCCGCGTCTTCTGTCCGCTCTGCCGCAAGCCGGAACGTGCCCGCCACAAGAAGAAGTCCATGGAGGATCTTGCCGGGTCTGCCATCGTCGTTACGCGCAGGCCGTCCTTCAAGCGCGGACAGAAGCCGGTGGATAACGGCACCCCGCCGAAGGCGAGGAAACACGTCGAGAAGAACCTATTCGTCGATGAGTTCCCCGCCCACGACAAGGGCGCAACGGATGGGGTGGACAACCCCTGCATCGAGATCCAGTACGACCCGCATCCGAAGCAGGACATCTTCGCCATGGCCATCGAGCGCGGGGCTAAGATCATCTTCTTCCTCGCGGGCATCCGGAGCGGTAAGAGCGTTGGCGGGGCCTACGAAGTCCTGAAGCAACTCTACAAGTACGATGCGACCCCGAATCTAGGCTTCATGGTGTCCCCGACCAACGCCATGACCCGCACCCCGATCCGCATCTTCCAGAATGCGGCGGGGGATGCCTTGGTGAGTTACAAGCGGTCGAGTGACCAGGGACCCGCACACTTCCTCATGAAGCCGTCGAAGTCCTCCGTCGATCAGGCGACGGGGAAGGAATTCTACTACGTCATCGAGCACCATTCCGGGGAACACCCGGACCGGATGCGCGGACCGACCATCGCCTGGGCATGGCTCGACGAACCTCAGATCATGAAGCCGGAAGTCATCGACATCATCCGGGGCCGCGTCATGGAGTCCGGGGGAATCATCATCCTGACCGGCACGGCCTCCTTCCCCGGCCACTGGACGAAGACCGACATCATCGACCGGGCCTATCGGTGCGGGCGCTGCGGCGTCTGCGTGTACGATCACTTTGACTTGGTGCTCGGGCCTGACGGGCACCCGAAGAAGGACTACAAGGGGAACGAGACGCGGGAGTACGGACCGAAGGACCATGAACCTGAGAACATGACGGGGGATCCCCGCATCGCCGTCATCACCTGCTCGACGTTCGACAACACGTACCTGAAGCCGTCCAGCATCGAGGAACTGAAGCGGGACTACGCGCTCAAAGATCCAGTTATCGCCCGACGCGAACTCTACGCGGAGTACACGGGCTTTGAAGGCTTGGTGTACTCAGGATTCGACCGCACCACCCATCTTTCCGACCTGCGACCGGACACGGTTCCGAAGGATGCCCTTGTCGTGGCGGGGCTGGACTTCGGCTTGAACGATCCCTTCGTCTGTATCTACATGGCGAAGGTGGGGGACACGTGGCACGTCGTCAGCGAATACTACTGGGATCAAGGGGAACGGCCCCTTGAGCGCCACTTCGACGGCATCAAGGCGGCAGGTGGCCCGCTCTTCAAGCGCGTCAAGAATTGGTGGCACGACCCGTCCGGCCGCATCATCGCCATGGAGCTTTCGAGGCGCGGCCTCAGGCCCATGAAGTCCGCCCGCCGGAGGCAGGCGACGGGAAAGACCTGGGTGAACTACCGGATCGAAGTCCTCTCGAGCCACATGATGGCGCGGGACGAACGGAACCGGCCGCTCTTTCTCGTCAATCCGGCTTGCATCGGAACCATCCGGGACCTCGAGAGCCGGAAGTGGAAGCGGTACTCCGCCAAGGGCGAGGACGGCATCGTGCGCGTCGTGGACAACAAGGGCCATGAGGTGGACCGGAACGCCGGGGATGAGCCTGCCCCTGGACACGATCATTCTTCGGACTGCATAGAATACGCTCTCTGTTCGGAGTTCGTCCGGGGCCTCTACAAGGTGAAGACGTCAAGGCCAGAAGGTCCCGTCGAGGATGCGCGGACGGTTCCGGACTCTCCGGAGATGACGAACCTGGGCCGCCACCTCGCGCAGTCCATCGTCGAGAAACAGAAGGCGCTCCTCTCCGGGAAGTACCGCGCCGGGCAGGCCCATTCATCATGGTGAGATTTAATTGCGCATGGGCATGGAAAAGTGTACGTTTTTCTAGGTGACGCCCCAAGAACTGGACGCCAAGGTCGGGAAGAAGGTTCGGTGGAAAGGCAGCGAACTGTACTTCAATGATTGGTTCCTTGGCTCCGACGGCAAAGGCGGCACGAAGATTATGGTCGTTGTTTCTCATGGCAGCGGCCCGATTGCTGTTGGCAACAATGCGCCGATCGAGGAACTCGAGTTCTTAGGTCCGATGGAGAAGCTGAAGTAAGATCCCGATCTACCATTACTACGACGGGAAACATCTGACGGAGCGTCAGGCTCCGATGTCTCGGATTCCCAAAAGAATCCGATGCGCCGTCTGTAGGAAGTGGGCGAAGCTCGGCCTCGCCGTCAACCTCTCAAGCCACGTCCGGGGCGCGGCAGTCAACGAGAAGACCCGCGCCCTCTTCAATCACGTCTTCGGCTCCAAGAAGGCATCGAAGATCCGGACCACGAAGGACATCGACGCCTGCTTCCGGGATGTCGCCCGTCGATACCCGCACCTGATGCCGGGCTACAAGCGCGGCGAAACCTACGACGGACATAGCCCGAAGGATATGGCGCGGCTTGGAACTCCCTACGACATCGCCCGTGACCCGTTCCCGCATACGCAGGTCACGGAAACCCGCGAACACAACCCTGAAAGGCGGATCGTGTAATGGCCGCGACTGACGGCGGCGGGCAGATCAACACCTCTCCCACCACGTACTCTGATCGTGGTGCGGACAAGCCCGTCAACATGAAGGGTCCGGACGTTGATGACGGCACTTCCGGGAAGTCCCCAGAGGAGATCATCCACGACGTCTGGAAGAGCTTCGAGGAGAACAAGGCTTATAAATATTCCCAGGTGAATCCGGCGGACTGGAAACGGTACGCCATGATCTACGATGGGCAGCATTGGAACGGGCAGCAGAAGGAATGGCAGGCCACGCCGACCATCCCGCTCTCCACGGCTGCCATCAACTCGCTGCTCCCGGTCATCACGGACAACCGGCCTCAGATCGCGGTCGTCCCGCGTCAGCCTGAGAACGACACCATCTCCGAAGTCATCCGTGCGGTCATCGAATGGCTCTGGGAGCAGAACGATTGCGACGTCAAGCTCCCGGCCACCATGCTCAACACCCTCATCTTCGGGAACGGCTTCTGGAAGGTCATCTGGGATCCCACCCTGAACAGGGGTGTCGGGGACATCCGGGTCATCAACGTCGATCCCGCTTGCATCTTCATGAACCCTGAAGCAACCGATATCTCCGACGCCACGCGCATCCAGCACGTCGAGCAGATGTCGCTGAAACGTATCAAGATGCTCTGGCCGGACAAGGGGGATGAGGTCACCCAGAGCGTCAAGGAAAACTCCATCGTCGTCAACCGGCCGCAGGTGGCTCAGAAGCCGGGCGGCGTCCGGGCTCAGTACAGCGTCCCGACCACGACATCCTCCGATGTCTGGGTCTACCCGACGCCGTTTGCGTCGAAGGATGCCCCTCAGACGAAGGACACGGCGACCATCTGCGAGGACTGGGTGCTCGACACCGAGACTTCGCGGTGGACGAAGACCGTCGTGGCGAACGACGTCCTCCTGGAAGGCCCGGAGGAGACGGACTTCGACATGGTCCCCATCGTGCATTTTGTCGATTACAAGCGTCCGTGGAGCGTCTGGGGCGCGGGCGAGATCCAGCTGGTCGAGAACCTACAGTACGAGATCAACAAGCGGCGCGGGATGGTGGTGGACATCCTCCGGTTCGCGGCGTCTCCCATGCTCGTATACGATCCCGGAGCCGGGACCGACCTTGAGAATGTGGAAGTCGAGCCGGGCCGGACCATCCCGGCGGAAGGCGGACCTCAGGCAGTAGGGTGGATGGAGCCGAAGATGGACCTGGAAGGGCTCTTCCAGCTCAACGACCGCGACAAGAAGGACATGAACGACATCCTCGGCAACGTCGAGATGGTCCAAGGCTCTCATCCTCCCGGCGTCGAAGCCGGTATCGCACTCGAACAACTGGCGGATGCCGCAAACACCCGCCTCCGGATAAAGATCCGCTTGATGGAGGCTTCGTTACGCCGTTGTGGAAAAATCCTCATCAAGTTCATCCAGAAGCACTACACGGCCATGCGCATTTTCCGCGTGGTTGGGCAGGAAGCGAGTCAGTTCTTCGCCATCAATAAGCCCGTAGGATCGGAGCCCATGGTCGGGCCGGATGGTCAGCCGACCATGCAGCCCCAGTACAACGACACCTCGAATCACATCCCGGCGGATGCGGAGTTCGATGTCCGGATCGGGGCAGGTTCGACGCTGCCGGTCAGCAAATCCGCAAGGTTTCAGCAGGCCATCACCCTGTTCGACCGCCACGCGCTCCCGATCCGGGAACTCCTCAAGTCCGCTGATTGGCCGAATTGGGAAGCCATCGCCCAGGAGATGGAGGCGAAGGCCCAGGCGGCCGCGCAGATGCAGCAGGGCGGTCCGCCGCAAGGACCCCCGAGTGCCCAGATGATGGCGAGCATCCCTCAGCAACTTCCTGGGATGGGGGGAGGTCCCCCGCCCAGATGATGAGAAAGTAAGGAGGTTCGGTATGGCGTTCCGCAAGTCGTCCAGCGCAGGGAAGATCAGCTCCCCCATCGAGTACGGCGCGAAGGGGATCGCTCAGGGCTCCGCGAAGCCCGGGTCTTCGTTCCGGAAGTCCTCGAAGTCCGGATCGATCAGTTCTCCCGTCGAGTACAAGGGGAAGGGTATGCCTTCAGCCATTCCGGTGAAGCATAGCCGCCCGGCGGTGCTCGACTAATGCACCTCGGACACTTCTTCAAGAGGCTCGGTCGCGGCGTCGAGTCCGTCTTCGGGATCGCGCGGCAGAAGGCCGCTCCGTCCGACCCGTCCGCCCAGGCGGCGTCCGCATCGCCGACGGAGCCCGCTACGCCGACGGCAGCGACGGGGAACGCCGGGGACGCCGTGGTGAACTACACCACGATGAAGAACCCGACACAGCAGCAGCTTCAGCAGCAGGCGCAGAACCCGAACCCCAGCGGGATCCCGATAGGACACTAGGATGGCCGACGAAGGGCTGGAGTACCGAGGGACGCCGACCCACGAGATGCGCGGGGCGCAGATGGGCAAGTCCGTCTTTCACCTGATGCGGGCCGCAAGAGGAGCCGGGAGCACTCTTGAGGGGTTGAATCATCCGGTCAAGATGCCTCAACCGAAGCCCGAGGCGCTCCCATTTCACATGCAGCAACCGAATTGGGGGATGCCGAAATGAGCGGAAACATGGCGCAGCAGTTGGCCCAGCGGATGCAATCGCCGGGAGCGATGGCGGAACTGTTCGACCGCACGTCGAACCCGCAGGCGCTTTCCCAGGTCGGCCCTCCCGCTTCGGGCTCGGACGTTCAGGAGCCCGGCGGGGTGGATGACGCGGCCATTGCCCAGTCGAATGCCGGTCCTTCGATCCAGGGGGATGCGGGCGGCGGGATGCCCGGGGATGCGGGGCTTGGGATGCTCTCCTCCGCCATGGCCTCCGCCCATGGGGACAAGAAGGCGGCGCTCGAGAAAGCCCACGCCCACGGCGCGGCGAAGCAAAAGGGGTTCAAGCACAAGGGCGCTCCCGGGAACCGCGAGAAATCCGGCCACGGGTACGAGAAGAACGTCCACGGCCGGGGCCTCTTCAAGAAGACGATCTAGCGCAACAGGGTTGTGGGGAGGCACCCTTGCAAGCCCTCCCCGATAGTGCCTCGGACAAGAAAGGCTTCACATGGCGGACGACGTGACCGGCGGAGGCGATACCGGCGCAGCGGTCGAAGGACAGGCTGGCGCGACGGATGGCGGAAGCACGGGCGCACCCACCCAGGGCTCGGGGACGGTTTCGACTGGCGCGGCTCCCCAGGAATGGCGGATCGGCGACCAGAAGTTCACCGACCCGACGGAGATGCACAAAGCGGCCTTGAACTGGCAGAAGCAGTTCACCCAGGTCAGCCAGCAGAGGGCGGAGATCGAACGCAACTACCGCGCCTCTCAGATGATCGTGAAGACGATTGCGAGCGACCCGCTGTTGCAGGCGGAGGTCATCCGGCGGATGCAGGGAGGACAGTCCCAGCAGCAGGCGGTCCAGCAGACGGCGAACGCTCACCCCGAGTTGGCCCAGTTGAGGCAACAGGTCCAACAGTACGGCTCGACCATCGAACAGCTTCAGCAGGCGGAAACCTATCGTCAGCAGGATTCCGCACAGATGGAGTTCAAGGAGAAGCATCCCGACGTTCAGAAGGCGGAGTGGACGAAGATGGCGGAATGGATCGGCGAGAAGGCCGAATGGTTCCAGTCTTCCAACATGCCGCCTTATCAGGTCATCGAGATGGCCTACAACTCGGTCGTCCTGCCCGGACGAATCGCCATGGCGAATCAGCAGGGCCAGCAGCAAAAGGAGCAGGAGATCCAGGCGGGTCGGAGATCGACCTTGCTTGGCTCAGGCGCTCCGACCGCGAATGCCCGTGCTGAGAGCACCCAGAAGCCGAAAGGAAGATTGACCCAGGCACAGGAGCGAGCCCACGCCCAGAAGGTTTGGGCCAACTCCAAGCCAAAGAACTGAACTAGGAGTCAGTCATGGCCCTTCCGTTTACCTCACAGGTTGAAGCGACCACGCTCAACCTCCTGGAAAGCGGAGCAGAGGACAACATCTACGACTCTGCCTCGCTCTTCTACCATCTTCGGGAAACCGGACAGATCACGGCCTCGGGCGGTTCCCAGATCCAGTCCGTCGTGACCTACCAGAAGATCACGGCCGGAGGCTCCTACCAGGGAGCGGACATCCTGTCCACCCAGCCGACCGACACCGACACGGCGGCGGTGGCGAACTGGAAGCTCTACTACGTGCACGTCGTCATCACCAAGCACGACATCCTGCGCAACAGCGGCGACGAAGCGGTGGTGGACCTGATCCAGACGAAGACCAAGAACGCCCATCTCAAGATGGCGGACCTCATCTCGACCGACCTGTTCTCCACGAACGGGGACACGGCGACCGGGGTCACCGGTCTTCGCAACCTGATCTCGACCTCGACCACGCACCACTCGATCAGTCCGACCGACTTCTCGAACTGGAAGGCGCAGACGGACACCTCGACCTCCGCCGTGTCGCTCTCCAAGATCGAGACGAGCTACCTGAACACGACCGTCGGCTCGGACACCCCGGACATCGCCGTCACCACGAAGCCCGTCTACAAGGACATCTGGGCGCTGCTCCAGAATAACCAGCGTTTCGGCGGCGAGCAGACGGCGGCGGGTGGCTTCAAGTACATCCTGCTCAACGACATCCCCATCTTCCACGACTCCCACGTGCCGGGCACGGGAGCGGGGACGGCGGATTCGTGGTTCTTCCTCCTGAACAGCCGTCACATGAACTTCTACGTTCACAAGGACGACAACTTCACGGTGGAGAAGATCCCGCCTCCCGCCAACCAGGCCATCCGGATCTGGAGGCTGGGAGCGACTTGCCAGTACCTCTTCCGGAACCGCCGCCTGTTCTGCGGCATGAGCGTCCTGAAGCCCTAGCGCGAACGGCTGCCGTCCCCCGATTTCCGGGAACGGCCATAACCAAGAAGGAGAACTGCAATGGCTCGCGGAAGAATCGCGCATGCGATCACCTTCACGGATGACGTCACGACCACGGGAAACGCGACTCAGCTGTACCCGCTCGGGACGCTCCGGATGGAGGAGACGTCAACCAGCGTCGGTGTCGAATGCTATCGCTACGTCCAGGTGGATGCCTCGGACGTGGCGACGGTTGCCGGTGGCCTCGCCTATCGCGGGACCTCCGGGCACTCGAACACCATCACGAATCCGTGGTACGTCACCATGGACGTCTCGGACGCCAACGGCGCATGGGCCATCGGCGTGTTCCAGGCGGCGGTCACGGACCTGTACTTCGCCTGGATCAAAACGAAGGGCTACCAGTCGAACCTGCTCAAGACCTACGGCTCGGCGCTCAACTGGACGGCGGGCATCATGCTCGTCGCCGGGTTGAATGCGTCGATGGACGGAATGGCTCGCAGGTTCACGGCGGTCCATGCGTCCACGGTGTCCCAGTCGGACATCCGGACCATGCGGGTCGTCGGCTGGACCATCTCGACGGCGGTCTCGACGACCCACGTCGGGAAGGCGTGGATCGACCTCGAATAGGCCCACATCCGGGTCCCCTCGAAAGAGGGGACCCCCTTATGGACCTGAGCGACGTCGGTACGATCCTGACGACCCCGGCCAAGATGGCGAAGTACAAGGCCATGGCCCGTCCAGGGGCGGATGTCTTCCCCTCTCGCGTCATCCATGCGGACTACGAGGCGAACCGGAAGAACTACCCGGAGATGACCCAGCGCGGGATGCGGGAACTCTTCGGGAAGCATCCCGGAGAGACGATCCTCGTCTGCGGCAGTGGCCCTTCTCTCTGGAACTGTCCGGTCAAGCCGCCTTGTCCGACCATCGCCATCAATCGCGCCATCACCTACGTCCAAGCCGATTACTGGGCCTTCGTGGACATGGAGGCGTGGAGGCTCTACGGCGACCATTGTCACGCAAAAGCCGCCAAGAAGATGTTCGGCGCGAACATGTACATCCTGCTCAAGGACCTTCAGGATGACGCCTATCAGGTGGACTTCTGCGGCTACCCGAACTCGATCAAGAACGAGGCGAGACGCCCGCTCTACTTCAACTGCAACACGTTCGCCTGGGTGGTGCATCTGGCAATCAAGATGGGAGCAAAGCGGATCGTGACCGTTGGCTGCGAGTTCAGCGCCACCCCGTACTTCGACGGCTTCATTCCGAAGGATTACGAAGCGGATGGCAAGCAGGAAGCCTTGATGAATGTCGGCCGGAACCGGATGCTCGAGATGTTCGGGGCGGATAAAGAGCAGTGGTTCGATCCATCCGTGGAGCTCCTGGACGCCTCGGGCGGTGCTCTTCCGGTGCCGAAGTGCAGACTGGAGGATGTCCTGTGACGCCTCTTGTCGTCAGTCTTGCCTGGGGTGGCGAGTACGTCCGCGCGGCGGAGAAGCTGGAGGAGTCCTGCCACAAGTTCGGGCTCCCCGTGCATATCGAATTCCGGGAGGTCATGCCCAGCGACCCCAGGATGGCGAAGCGCCAGAAGCCGGAAATCCTGCTCAAAGCCCTCACGCAGGACGAAGGCCCCGTCATGTGGGTGGATGCGGACGCGGAGGTCGTGGCACCCCTCGTCTTCCCCAAGGGCATCGAGGACTGCGACGTTGCTGCCTTCAAGACGAATTGCTGGGAGTCCACCGTCCTCTACTGCAACAGGACGTCGAATGCCTTTCGGGTGCTCGACGAATGGGCGATGCGGCTATCCAAGGACGATTGGCAGTACGACTCGGAGGTGTTGACCGACGTTGTGAAGTACCTGAAGCCGAAGGTCATGGATCTCGGTCCGGCGCTGGCTTGGACGGAAATATTCCTTCGGAGCCTTTACCCGGACACGAAGCCCATGATCGTCCATCAAGCCTTCCTATCCACGAAGAGGGTGAAGAATGCGTGACGCGAAGGACCTGTACGGGAGCGAGTACGGTAGCGTCGGCTTCGTCATCGGCTCGGGGCCGTCGCTTGCCTACGCAAAGAAGATGCTCTCCGTGCCGCATAAGCATACCTTCACCATCGCCGTCAACCGCGCCATCACGGAAGTCCCGGCGGATTACTTCCTCTGGATCGATCAGGTGGCTTATGAGAACTGGGGGAAGCACCCGTACGCGCTCTCGGCAAAGAAGCTTGGGGTGGAGAAGTTCAAGGATGCCTATCGCGATGACGTCTACGTTTGGGAGCGCGTCATCGGGAATACCCAGAAGGGCCTGGAGGAAGGCAATCTGGTACACCGGAACACGTCCCTCATCGCCGCCATTTCGATGGCCTTCCGCCTAGGAGCCGTCCGGATCGTGACCGTGGGCTGCGAGAACTTCATCGAGCCGGAGGAGATGGAGAAGATGACCCCGGAGAACCGGGACTACATGATCTCCACCTTCTGCCGCGTCAGCGAGGCCCTCGTCAACCGGAAGCACTGGCTGCATCCGAAGGTCATGCTCGTGGATGCGTCGAAGACCGGGACTGAATGGGGGAAGCTCAACCTGCCGAAGACCACCATCGGTGACGAACTGACGCAGATCGAAGCCTTCTGGAAATGGAAGGCGGACCAGGATGGCGAGAAGAGGAAGAAGAAGCTATGGCTGCCCTCTCACAGCTAAGGACCGACCTCCAGTACCGCTACCGCGACACGGCGGGGAAGTTCCTCTCCGCCGTCCCGGCCAATCTGTTCCTGAACATCGGCGGCGAGGACTTCTGCAACGACGTCGAGCCTCAGTGGCGGGAGTACGGCTTCTACGTGACGGCGAAGCAGCATTCCTACAACCTCCCCAGCGACTACCTGCACTCGCTGACGATGATGTGGTATCAGAACGGGCAGTACGAGATCCCGTACCTGTCGCCGCAGGAGTTCAAGATGCGCGGGTTCATGAACCGCCGCATTTCCGTCTCGACCCCTCAGGCATACACCATCGACAACGGGCCGACCGGCTTGCAGCTCATCCTGGGGCCAGCGCCAGGGACGAGTTCGAACACGTCGGGGACTCAGACGCTCAGCACCATCACGTCTTCCCAGACGTCCATCACCCCCACGGATGCAACCCAGTTCCAGTCTCCCTCCGGGATCATCCAGATCGAGTCTGAGCAGATCCAGTATCAAGCGAACGCCAATACCTTGGGCGGTGCGCTCACGTTGTGTCTCAGGGGCTTCGGGGGGACCACGGCGGCTTCGCACGTCACCGGAAGCGTCCCCTTGACCGTCTCGCGCCTGGATCTCGTCATGATGTACACCTACCAGTACAAATACATGGTGCTGGACTCCGATACCCCGAACTTCCAGTCCCAGTATCACCGGGACATCGTGCATTACGCCATGTACCTCGCGCTCAAGGCGGATGGCCGCGACAAGCAGGCGGAAGCGGAGATGGAGTTCTACATGGAGAAGAAGAAGGAGGCGAAGCGGAATATCCGCCTCCTGACCAGAGACCGTCACAACAAGAAGATTTCGTCGGCTTACAACTAAGATGCTCGTAGAAAACAAGAAACCGATCATGTTCGACCGCCTGGATGGCGGACTGGTGACGCTCTATCCGAAGCACCAGCTCAAATCGAATCAATCCCCAGATGCCAGGAACTTCGACGTCTCGGTGTTCGGGCAATTCGTGACCCGCAAGGGATACGCGAAGTTCACGCCCAGCGCCAAGAGCGGGAAGACGGGGGACGGCACGGTGAGCGGCCTGGGGGCGTGGGCGACCTCGACCGGGACTCTCGTCATTGCCGTCGGGGAAGGGACGACCGCCCAGACCATCACCTCGGCGGGAGCCTGGAATGCGGCCATTACGAATCTCACCATCACGGTCAATACCCGCGTCCATTTCATGATGTACAACGACAAGCTCATGATCGGGAATCAGGGGGGTGGACCGTACAAGACGACGGACTTTGCCACGGGCGCGGCCCTGGGGGGAACCCCACCGGCCAACGCCATCGGCGGCATGGTCCATCGTTCCCGCGTCTGGTGGTTCCCCGCGAACTCCTCCGTGGCGACCTTCAGCGGCCTGAATGCCGAAGAGGACTACACGTCGGCGGATAATGCCGGGTCCATCACCATCAACAAGGGCGATGGGATGACGATCAACGGCATGTGGTCCGGCGGCAACTTCGCCATCATCTCGAAGACCGCGCCGTCCAGCGGAGGAACGGAAGGGAAGCTCTATCTCGTGAACGGGTCCTCGACCTTCGACTTCTCGGTGCAGAAGATCGCGGACTTCGGTGCGACGGGCCTTGATGCCGGTCAGCCCTTCGACCTCCTCGTGTGCCTCGCCACGAACCGAGGCATCTACGCCATCCAAGGGTTCGGTCCCACCAAGATCAGCCAGAACGTGAAGCCCACCTACGACGCCATCACGGGGCCGACCTCGATTGCGATGGGCAGGTACAAGACGACCATCCGGGCCTCGTATTCGTCCACGGGAGGCGCGAACGATTCCCAGCTGATCGTGGATCTGGAGCGCGGGGTGTGGGGGCTGAACGCCACGAAGCCCTTCACCCGCTATACGAATCACCCGGATGGGAGGCTGCTCGCGGGCTCGACGGCGACGAACGGACCGCTCGTCTTCATCGACGACTCCGGGACCAACGACAACGGCGGAGCCATCGACTGCTACTGGGTTACGAAGGCGGACGATGCGGGGATGATCGCAGCCCCGAAGTGGGCTCAGGCGGTGGACCTCTTCGCGGAGGACACGGGGAGCTACCTGTGGACGGTCACGCATCTGATCGACGGCGTAGCGCAGTCGTACTCGGACACCATGAACGTCCATACGGAAGGGCCGTGCAAGCGCCTCGCACACTTGAACAGCGGCGTCCGGGGGAAGTACCATCAGATCAAGATCGAGAACAACAACGCGGATCAGCCCATGAAGGCGAATGCCATCATGCTCTGGCTGGAACTGGGACAACCCGGAAGCCTCTAGGAGGGACCATTTATGATGGGCGGCAGCGGTGGCGGGCTGTTCGGGTACTACAACGACTACCTGAACTACAAGAACACGAAAGCGCGGGAACATGCCAACCGGATTGGCCTCGAGTCCGGGCTCAATCAGGCGAACAACAACCTTCAGATTACTCAGGAGCAAGCCCCCCTTGTGCCGCAGCAATCCATGGAGGACTACGCAGCCCGGGGGGTCGCCCAATCGACCTTCGGGGCAGGGATGGGGAATCAGTGGGGGCAGAATACTCCCGGCTCCCCTGGGAATCCGACCCAGCAGTACGCCAATGCTTCGACCGGGGCACCTTCGAACCCCCAGGGCGGCGCACCCGGGACGAGCAATGCGACCTTTCGTCCGGCGGTGAATGTGACTCCGCCTCCCTCGAGCGGTGCGGATAATGCCGGGAACACGCAGCCCATCGGCACCGGCTTGCAGCGGGCGCGGGATCTCTCTGGGGCCATGATCTCGAATGCGACTTCCTCGCAGAAAGCCGCGCAGGATGCCCTCGATCAGTACAACAAGGAAATCGTCAACAACCGGAGGTTATACTACTCCAAGGTTGCCCAGGACTATATCGGGTTCATCGCCGGGATGATGCTCTA